CTAACAGAATAAAATCCTTAGACATTCCAGTAGATCAATCTGAGTACATAGATAAAATAATTGATCCATTGGAAAAACTTTTATATGTAGTAGCACTTTACACGATATACACAAATGTCCTCTAATACAGACGTCCTATACCAGAAGGTAACTTTATTTATAGAGGGCGTAGAAGTACCATATTCTTCAATATCTATCTCTCAAGCCATAGGTAATATACCTTCTGCGTCTTTAGAGCTACCTCCAAGCCCTGGGTTAATGGATATCATTAGGTACTACCAACCCAAAGTACATATATTCTATGAAGATCCTGTGCTTGGTAAGGATCGCCTACTGTTTTGGGGTTATATAACCTCCAATAGCTATAGCGCCTCCGTTCAATCGGCAAGTATAAACTTTCAATGTATTCATAAGAACCATGTTATTAACCACTTAACACTAGACTTCTCAGGGTATCCTGCTGGGGCTTACGCCAACTTCAGCCCTGGAGAAAATATGTTTATGCCAAGCAGCTTCGGGTCAACACACTCTCTAGTATTAGCTTTAAGAGGTATAGACAGAGTTCGTCTAGCTACCGAGACCTCAGATGAAATATCCGTTAGTAATCCTAATGTTATAAATGCTAGCCAATCCTTACTAGACCCTAAGTTTGCTGATGTCAAGGATAGGTGGGTAGGTATGCCTTCGGCTATGATGAATATGTGGAACCAGCTTAAAGCTTCTGCGTATTATCTAAGTCAGTACAACTCTATACTAGTCGCCATGTACATACCTTTAATAGAGGATGGACTAAAACTGTTCAGTAGAGTTTCAGGTCATAACACAATAGAGGATGCTGTAAACGCATCCAAACAAGACATCTGCGATGATACAGGTAATAAGACAGATTCATCCAAGCCTATAATGGTTCCACCAGCATTCAGGCTACATTCTATGTCAGCTATACAAACCTCACTGTCTGTAGAGGCTATAGGTAACATGTTGGGATTTATGGGGGAGAAGACTGGATTCTTCAGGCTATTCAGTGAGTTCTATTTGGCCTCCGAATATGAGGTAATAACGTTAGCCAGTCCTGCGTTAGTACCAAAAGATCCTAAAAAAACTTCTGTACATAATTCTGATGATTTAATGGCTATAGATGTAGTTATTAAACCTCAATTACCCTTCTACTATAGTCCCTTATGTAATGTTATTCTACCAAACATGTACTCAAGCATACAGGTAGAACAAAATGAAAGTGTAGTCCCATCTAGGGTATCTATGATTCATAGTGCCATGCCTGGTGATGAACAAAAGGTAGGCCTATACTATAGGGGGCCACACTCTATAAGAGAGTCAATAGTAACTGGATTATCTATAAGAGGGATAACTAGGTCTAACGAGACTCCTAAGCCCGACTCTACTAGTCTACCTAGTGTATTTGATACACCAACCTCTACTAATGCTAAAGTTATAGCTAAGAACAAAGTTGAGGTTATACCATCCCTCCATGAGTCCACCGGAGCCTCTTATAATGTTCCAGGTAAGTATGAGTTAGGAAGTGGATATAGACCTAAGCAGGTCATAGCTCCATCCTGGTTAGCGTACTTAGTCAAGCGTTGTAACGAGTCAGTAGCGTCTGGTACGGTTCTAACTGAGGAACACCCGGCTGATGATAGTGATATAGGTAAGATAACTAAAGATCTCCATGATGGGTGGGTGTTTACTCATGCACGTAAGAATGGGAATGCAGATGCGTCTAAAGAACTCCTAGACCCTAACTTTAAAGGATCTGGAGTAGCTGCGTTCCAGAGAATACTGTTTGCTGCTGCAGACTACGACTACACTAAGGAGGTATTATCCTCAAAGACTGGATCTATCTCCTGTATTTTTAATCCTTACATAATACCAGGATATCCTATGGATATAGTAGCTAAGTCACCTAACTTACCTAGCTTCCATGCATTATGTGCGGCGGTAACTCATACTTTCACAGCAGACTCTATAAGTACCTCAGTGTCCTTTGTAAGTGCAGCTACGTACTCAGAACTATCTAACTATGATTTAATGCCATCTCACCCTTGGTTACAAACCTCCTTACAGCTATACAACGTTGATAGAGATGCTACTAGCGGTGCAGTTACCAGCGTCATGTCTACTATAATAAACAACCCTAAGGCTAAGCTTAAGGCTGATAGTTTCTATATGTCAGTTCTCGGGGTAGGAGCTGCTGCTCCCTCTGATTTGGTTAACTTTAAAAACATGGAAATATACTCAAATAAAAGGGAGGGTGGTGTACTTAATCCTGGAACTGGTGGAGTTACGTATGGTGATAACGGAGGTCATCAGGGGGATGACACTACTGGTATAGGTAACCTGAAGTTGGTACACAGACCAATAGAAACAAGAGAATCTATAGAAAAAAACTTTAACTATTCCTTCATTGACTTAACTAAAGAAAACTATACTATTGATTCCCTAACGTACGGTGACCCTAAGCTTAATCCTATTAAGGATGATGGTATTCCATTAGAGCCTGGAGCTAGCCTATTCTTAGACTATCCAGAGACCGTAGACTTTCTAAAAGCTAATAACATACAGGTCGTTTAGTCTAAGATATATAATTATGGCCGACTCTACTTTAAATAATAATCTAGGATATCCCAGGGCTGGTGAGACTGGTGTAAGAACATCTCTCATACCCACTGGCCTGGCTAAAAAAATGTCTACTACGTCATTGGCTAATGAGTGTTTTGTCAACCAGAGGTTTAGCGGAAAACTACAGGCGTTCCTTATAGGATATAATAATAGCATTTACTCGGAACACAGTGTCTATCTATGATCAAAGTGTCTTTTGCCCCACTACCACTTAACCCAGCTACTGAGGCACTCATTCCTGAAAGAGTCCCATTTAACTATTCTGAAGCACGTAAGCGTGACCAGGATATGTTTGAGTCTTGGAAGAAGACGGGTAGTAAACGTGACCTAGGTAATTTGGTAGAGAGCCTAAGCCCCGTTATCAAGTCCGAAGTGAACAGACTTTCCGGTAGTCTACCTCCTGCAGCCCTATCTGCTGAGGCTAAGAAGTGGACGATTAAAGCTATACAAACATACGACCCTGCTCGTGGCACTACCATCTCCACCCACGTCATGAACTACCTACCTAAGGTGAGGCGTATGAACTACAAGTTCCAGAACGCCGTAAGGCTTCCTGAGAACATGCAGCTGAAGTTTCATGAGTATAATCATGGACTTGCACAGCTCACCGAACAGCTTAATCGTGAGCCGTCTGACGATGAGTTGGCTAAGCATTTAGGTTGGAGTAAAGGCCACACAATCAAATTTAAGAACTCATTGTACTCCGACCTTATTGAGTCTAACACTGAGCGCCCTAATGAGTTTACCTCGTTTAACGAGAACGCTATTCTCATGGCCCACTTGATGGATCAACTCTCTAGCGAGGAAAAATATATCTTGAACCATGCTAAAGGCATGACCGCTACTCAGTTGGCTGACAAACTGGGGGTTAACATTAACAGATTAAACTACCTTAAATCTAAACTTGTAGAGAAAATTAAAGGTATTAAAACTGACATTAAGATGTACTAAACATGGCCTCATATAAAGAACAAGCAGCTTCCATATACTTAAACCTATCTAATTTTTTTAGGTCGGAAGCCTTAGCGTCTAATGATGCTACAGGTAGTGTACTACCTACAGAATTCAGGGATTATCTAGGTGGGCTAGACTACTCAGAGCTATTAAGAGTATGCACATTATACAAGGGGGATTCTCCCAGTTATGGTAATGGAAGGATTATAGAGACCGTCAGTCACTCAGTAGCAGTTATAAGGGAACACGCAATGTGCTCTAAGACTAAATCTGATTACATGACGTTACGTACTTCAATGGCCGATAGGGAAGCTAGGTTCTACACCGATGAAGGTGCGTTAACTGATTCTAGGATGAGCGGATAATATGGAAATAGTAGGCTTAAATAATAGACTAGGTACAAACGAGAATCTACCTCTGGGGGCTACCTATGATCTATTGATGATAAAGTTCCCAGATGGATTTCCTGAGGGACAGCTTACGTTTAACATAGACTACACTCCTAGGAGTATCACCGGTATACAGAAGGTCGCCCAGTATTTTCTTAAAACTCTACTAACAACACGTGGTAGTGATGTTATTCGTCCAAACTATGGGACTACTTTTACTAATCTAGTAATGCAGTCGAACGTAGATACTACTGACCGCCTTTTAGTTTCTGATTTAAGAGACCAAGTAAGGTCGGCAGAATCCCAAACAAAGGCGGCCCTATACAATGATGAGGACCCTAGTTCTAGGCTTAAAGAAATACTGATACTAGGTATGGACACTAGTAAGGAATCAGCCACCATGTACCTTAAGATGGCTACTGTGTCTGGTGAGACTGCTCAGGTAGCCCTTCCATTTCCTACCACCAATATTAAAACTACTCCCTCAGTCTAAATTAAAACTGATATTACCGTATAGACCTCGGTGATTTAAAATGTTAAACTAAACGTAACCAAGGACATTGTTTAACAAATGACAGACTTCTACTCAGTACTACCAGGAATACAACCCTCTCAAGGAGACATACTTGAGGCTGAATACTTAGCCAAACAGATTCTAGAGGCTAAATTCCCTACGTTAGATTTACGAGAGGGCACAGGTCTAAGAGATGCTGTCATTAGGCCAACCGCTACCTTATTGGCCATGATCAAAAAAGGCTTGGACTACCATTTTGAGCAGAACACTATAAGTGGTGTAGATGACACTACCTCTACCGACATGGTGGATAAGATAATGTCTAACCTGTTCGTGCAACGTAATCCAGGTACTAAAAGTATAGTGAATGCACGTTTATTCTTTGCTAGAGCTAAGAACATAGGCATACCCTCCAGTACGTTCTTCTCTATAGATAACAAGATTAAGTTCTTCCCAACTCAGGCATATAACCTACCATCCTCATATCTTCAGTATGACTCATATAGTAACGAATACTTTACTGATGTAGACCTTACTGCAGAAAGCGAAGGTGTTAACTACAACGTGTCTTCAGGAAGTTTACTGTATTTTTCTAACTTTGACCCATATTTCTTAAGAGGGGAGATTAACTATCTAGTCAGTACTTCTACCCCCACAGAGACTAATACACAATTTATAGCAAGGTCTAAGTCCTCTGTATCTACTAGAAACTTAATTAATCAACCCTCAGTAGACTTTAACTTACGTGAGTTATTTACTAGCCTTAAACATGTGCTCACTATAGGTATGGGTGATTCTAGTATGATGAGGGACTTGCTCCTTGGAATGTTGCCACAGCGTGCAGCTAGACTTGCTGAGGCTGTTTCCGTAGTAGGCACTGTAGCTACTATAACCGTAACCAACCATAAACTATTTCCAGGCCAGTATATAACTTCTAGCGGAGCATCATCCATAAACATAAATGGTGAATTTAAGATTAACGCTACGACAACTAACACTATAAGTGTTACAGTTCCATCCGGGACAGCTGTTCCAGTTACTTTACCCTCCATACAAGAGCACCCAATTCAGACTAGGATACACGTAGGGGGAGCCGTTGATGTGTATTGTTCTAACTCCCCAGTAGCTGAACTAGTACAGTTGAGCACTGATTCCAGCGGGGTGGCATTATTAACAGGGCCTAACTATAAGTTAACCCGTAGTAATATACCGGTTGGTGTAGAGGATACTATACCACTACTGAATAGTGTAAACGTTACTAGCCCTAACATAGTTTTCTCTATAAACACTCCTACATCGGGTACTGCAACCTGCACTATAACGTCTAACGGTCACCCCTTTATAGTCGGTGAAGTATTAGCTATAAGCGGGTCTGTACAGCAACGATCTATATCCAGTATTACCTGTTCAGGTGTTACTGTAACAGCTACCTCTAATGGACATGGATTTTTGCCAGGTGAGACTGTTATTGTTTCTGGAGTAACCCCAGCTGACTATAACGGAACCTTTATAATACTATCAACTACTACTAACACATTCTCGTACGTAGTTTTAGCCAGTATAGCCTCCGTGGGCATAGGCACGATGTTATGTGAAGTTAATGTCCTAAACGGATCTAGAACTGTACAAGCATCAACAACAAATACTTTCTCTGTATTAACTAGTAACCCAAAGACGACCAATACCGGTACCGCCACCATTACCAGTCCAGTACGATACACTGTGAGTAACGAGAACGTTGAATATAGAACACCGGTGTCTGTAACTAACCTAGGGGATGGTACGGTCTCTATACTATTACCTAGGCACGGGTTACAAACTAGTCGTAAGGTTACCCTATCAGGTCTTACACCATCAGGATTTAATGGTAGCTGGGTCATAGGCTCTGTTACTGATCAAGACAACTTTGTTGTCAGCGTTCCTACTATGACCGGAATAATTACTAGTATCACTACTTCTAGCCCAGTGTGTACATCTACATACCCGTCTTCAGACTTTGGGTTTAGTACTAAGCAGGAATTATCTGTAGACTTTGGGTCAGCATATCCCAATAGGACTGCTACTTTCGAAATTCGCAGATTTGATAATTTAGACGTAGTTCAGAACTATTTAGATAATAGGGACAAAAGAGTTTTATGCGCCAACTACTTAGCTAGAGGGTTTAATATATACATACTCAGTATGTCTATAACTCAATATACTCAGTCAAGTAACACCTCAGTTACAGCAGCTGCTCAGTCATACTTAGACAGTTTAGCCCCTGGACAACCTTTTGTAGTAGCTGAATTAATCTCTAGTTTAAAAAATGCTGGTATGCTAGACATCAAACTGCCAGTGTCAATTTCCTACACTAGGCATACACGTGATTTAACAGAGATTAACACTCCTGATACTGGCGTTATTACTGACGTGTTAGATCCTAATGACCCTACTAGTTTATTTATACTAGACAACATATCTACTACTGTGGAATATCTACCCACAACTAGTGCCCCGGTAAAAAGGTAAATGACAACGTATTCAGGATTCGGAGTAGATGGTCTACCAGTTGGTGCTAACGACACCAACCTTACATACCTATATGGTATATCAGACTTCTTCTCTGTTATGTTCGAGGACACTAGTATAATGAATCTTATACTGGAGTCTACGTCAGAATCTGCCGCCTCTATATATAGCAGGTTCTTACAGTTAGCTTCTTCCATTAGTCTTAAAGATATTGAAGACTCTATAGGGTCGACTATTAAACTTGTAATAATTAAAGACTCTTACGCTGTTGCCGGTAAAACTAATACCTTTAGCCTACCCATAGACATTGTTAGTTCTAAGTTTATAGCTAATAGACCCTTACTACCAACTACTTCCCTGGCTACCGGTGTTGACTACAGGATTAAGAATGGGGAATTACTACTATACAAACCCTTATCTGAGCTGGGATTCCCTGCTAGAGTAGTTTCAGATGGGACTACCGAGTACGCTCTTTGGTTTGTAGACGTAGAGGTGGATGAACAGTTACTATATAAACACTACGCAAATCTTATCGGAGTAGATCCGGCCTCCTCTACTGAGGTATATAAGAGTTTCATATATGGCCTATACTATATCTACTATCAAGGTCCTACCTTATCTATTCTTCGTAAAGGGCTTAACCTATGTCTAGGCATCCCGTTGGCCAGAGAGGATGAAGAGGTTATTGATGTCCGCCCATACGTAGACACAGACCAGTACATAGTAATAACGGATAAGAATAAATACGTCCTTCCATATGGGCTAGTACCTTCAGTACTTCCAGGGGACTTCCTAAGTGCATCCGATGAGCTATCTCAGTGGGTAGAAATTAAAGACTGGGTTGAGGACGGAGAGTGGTGGATAAACTTATCAATACCCCCCTCATTAATACCAGCCCTACCTGAAACACAAATAAACCGGTATGCTACTGTAGGGAGTGATTTTGACTACCTTATGCGTACCTACCTGAAGAACCATACCTTTCTTGTAAACGTTAAGGTAAGCACCTTTAAGAATAACCAGGACTTCCAGCAACTATCTGAGATTATAAATAGAGTTAAACCACTGTATTCTCAAGCTGTGTATATATGGAGTATACCTTACTTAGAAGAGGTGTTGACGGCTACGGATGACTTACTTCAACGTAGGGACAAACGTACTACAGAGAACCTTACTTTCCCAATATCCAGGATGGTTAGGGATAATACTAGGATTTTAGGGTTAGCACCTGGTAATATGAATAATGACTCTGTTAACTTTAACGTTAGCGGACTACCTACAAGTACTTCCATCCCTGTTGATTGTATAATCAGGGATACTCCGTTGTTTATGCGTATGAATGTATCGGAGTCTGTAGGTAACCTTTTCACACGAGGGTTATCTATGAGGACTGGTGATCAAACTGTTACTGGAATTATAAATCTTCAAGGACAGTACGCCAATACTATGAGTAATAACAAGGGTTGGTTAACTACCTTATTTAATAGAGGGCAAGACACCTATAGGATTAAAAGGTCTACCTTCTCTAATACTAGGGGATTAGGGGTATCCTTCGGTCAACCGGTGTCTAGTGGATACTCATCTACTGCTCTAGTGTTGTCCGATAAACGTGTTATTCCTATGTATATAATAACCGACGATACTATGGCTATAAAATGTAATGCTATGAACATTACTACTCCTAATCCTTTACACTGGAGTTTTAATATAATGTCTAAAGGTATTGACCAGACTGTCAATAGCGTAGCCATAAATGCTGACTCAAGCCTAGAGAACAGTAAGGAGCTTCTGATAGCCAACTTTAGTATAATTTTTAGCAGACCTGATTATCAGATACCTGATAGCCCATTTTTACCCAAGGGCGGAGACTTCCTATGGTTACCACAATCCTATACGGACTTAAGAGATGGTGATATAGCTATGGGAATAAGAATACTACCAGGTCTTATTGGAGTATACTTAGTTACCTCTAATCTTGATTTGGAGGCCTCTCCATATGTAGTAGTACCGGATCCCGATCCTGTAGTGCAACAGATATCTTCTGGTATGTCTAGAGGGTTAGGGACTACACTTTCTACCGTGTACTCTATGAGGGGAAGGGGGGTTTTAAGCTATAATACATCTAGTAACGGGATCAACGAAGGTGGTCAAACGACTACTATAAATACCGAATATTCGGATGCTGATAACGCCCCCATACAGATAATTAGGAACGGTTCTATCATAGTACATAGGGCCCATAGATAAATGAGAAATATTCCAGCACACATACTAAATAAAGTTAGAGGGTTTTATAACTCAGCAGTTAACTCTATAAGGGTACTATTTAAAATACACGCTATAGATGGTACTTTAGCCATCTCCAAAGTGTTTAGTAATGGTATCATAGAGCCTGTAGTTAAAGAACAGAACATGATAATGTTACTACCTAAGCGCTATATGTTATCCAGCATATATGACAGTGGATTTGTACTGAAAATAATTAATAGACTACAGGTTGGAACTGGAGGGACTATCGACCCGGCTGGGCTATACCCAAAATCGGTAAGTCAGTCTCTGTCTTCTCTCTTTACCCCACTTTTAAGTGTGACCACCTACACTACTGAAGCACCATTAGTGCCGTCTATAACATTTATAGCGGATATAGACCAGGCCACATGCAATGGTACTCTAATAACTGAAGCAGGATTATTATTTACTGATAACTCCTTGTTTAATATAAAAACCTTCCCAGGGATACCTAAGACGGCAGACTTTAGTATCCACTTTGAGTGGACTATAAAGGTGACCTAATGCCGATTCCCCCTTTTTACCAAGGTGTAGGAGATTACCTTAATTCTGAGGTCTCACTAGACTCTAACAAGAATAAAGTTTTATCCCTCAGTCTATTACAAGTAGAAGGAGTTTACCCCAATCTACCTGGGGAAATTTTTGTATACGAAAACTCAGGTACTACTACATTAGGGGCTTACATAGGTATTTGTAATTTGGATGAACTTAGCAGATTACAAGTCCATAACCCATCTACCCCTATTGCTAAATTTGCTAATAAGTATGTAAGACATAATATTGCTACAATACTGCTAGGGTTAACGGAAGACCCATTACCATATGTGACTAGAGCTACCACTTCAATTAGACTATTGAGCGCAGAAATGAAGCTAAAAACAGCGTCTAGTTCCATATTATATATACCTAAGGTTTAATAATGACTATAAGACAACAGCTTTTCGCAAATAACGCTAAGACTACTTTAGCCTCTACGATACTTAGTTCTGACACTAGTATAACTTTGGTTGACGCTAGCAGGTTTCCGTTACCTACTAATGGACAGTACTTTCTCCTCACATTAGAGGTAGGAGCTACCATAGAAATACTAGAGTGTTCTACTAGGGTAGGAAACGTTTTGACTGTAGTAAGGGCTAGGGAAAACACTATAGCTTCTGGTTTCGTATCAGGCACTTCCGTAGAAGTAAGAGTTACTTCAGCTACACTTCAGTCTTTTGCTAAGTCTGATAGCTCAATGTCCCAACTATCTTCGGTAGAACTATTAACTAGCCCTTCTACATCTAATGGTACATCCTATGTTTGTTATTCCCTAGATGATGGAGGTAATCCTACTATAGCGGTAAAAAATAGTTCCTCTATATGGAGTTTTACAAATTATAGTACTAAAGTGTTTACTGGGACTATCTCAATATCCCCCCTAGCCACTCTAACAGAAATGTCTTCTACTGTAACACCTACTCTGGTAGGTGCAGTAATACCGGGTAGATACCTTCTTCAATTTACAAGCGGTCAACTAGCAGGAACAGTACGCCCAATAGTCTCTCACGTTAACGGGAGATTTACATGGACTACCAGCTCCCCCAGCCTACCAGTTACTGGAGATCAGTTTGAAGTGTACAAGAGTACATATTCTGATGTATCACTATATTCGGAAACGTATGTTCAGGTTGCCAGCAATCAGATAGTTGGGGGTAATAAGACATTCTCTGCCGCTACTAAGTTTAGCTCTCCACTAGTACAGTCTATAGTAGCATCTACACCGTACGTAGGATATACAGATGTTTGTCTACATTTAGCTAAGGACGATACAGATAAAGGTGCATGGAGGAAGAGGAAAGGTCAGTCATGGAGGAGTGAGGTTAGGTCTGTTGGTAATCATAGGGGTGCGTATGCTACTGCCACGCTTGCTGTTGCGGCGGGTGCTGTTATGGGTGATGTGTACTACAACACAACATCTAATGCATTCCATGAAGTAACTGCACCGACAACATCCTCTGTTACTTACCGTGCAGGTCGTGAGGACTACCCAACCAATGCGCTTATTACAGCGGAAGCAGGTCGAGTGATTATTTGGGACTTAGACGGTGCTGCGCCTACGATGTGGATGGTGTTTATGGGAGCCTTGGGGGCTTTACTTGGCTCGTCTTCAATCACATCAATTGCAGCATCAGGAAGTACGTTAGTTATTGGCCATAACAATGGATTGGCTTACATAAACTTTATAAGTGAAAAACTAGCACGATATTTTTCGGCTTGGACTAATAACACCGGCTTATTCTCTGGAGTTAACATAGCAAGTAGGAATATAAACACCAGTGGATACGGACAAAATATAATTCCTGCTATCGTCAACGCCGTTGTAAACGACGTAGCCATCACCATCCTGCCAGACGCACCACAAGATGAGTTTGGTATGCCTGTGCCGACTATTGCGGTGGCGACTGCTGGGGGAACGTCAGTAATAAACAACGATGGCCTTGTAAAAAGTAGTGCTATTATTACAGCCAACTACTACTGCTCATTTGACTCGGATGGTACTTTGTATGTGATGAATAATGTTCCTGGTTCACGTACTTATCGTGCATATCTAAGAACTATTTACACGACCCCTGCGTTTGCTGAGACATATAAAATTTATGCCAGTAATGACGCTACGCCTACCTTCCCATATAACATACCCTCTCCAGTAGCTACTCTAGCTATAGGGGTATCAAAAGTTGTATCGGGTTCTAGTGTTGGTTTTTCAGTGTTTAAGAATAATCAATCATTAGTCGGTAGTGGAATGGTGTCCTACGTGACCTCCACCTACAACACTGGCTACATGGTCGGAGATATCAGACGGTGCTTCTTAGCTAACTCAAAGACACTAGACCGTTCAGTTAAAGCCGCAACACTTACACAAGTCGGGACTGTAACTGAGACTATCTACACCGGAGGCAGATCGGTCTATTCTGGATTCTCTGCCACTAACTATCTGCAAGAAGCTACCTCAGTTGATTGGAATGCACTAGGTACTGGAGACTTCTCTATTATCATGTCTGGGGTGAAGTGGGGAACAGCTGCAACAAACCGAGCGTTAATAGGTGTCGTCCAAGATATACCTTCTGCTGGTGAGTTCGCCCTAGTTATAAGCACTGAATATTTATCATTACTTGCTCATAACGGTACAGCCTGGGCTGCTAGGGTAACCTCTACAATGCAATTAACTGATACTGCAGAGCATACCGTTGAGGTATCCCGCTCAACTGTTGCTGGAGTGGCGGCAACTCTTCAATTAAAAGTTGATGGGGTTGTTGTAGGTTCTGCGGTGTATGCGTCAACCTTATCAAACCTAGTTGCTCCATTGCGCATCGGGGCTATGGGCGGTACAGCTAGTGGTGTCTACCCTTGGGCAGGGGGACAGGTGTCCTGCGTCCGTATTTCCGCTACGGCACCCATAGAAGAGCAATCAAAATACATGGGTGCACGAGAGAACGCTCTGAACAGTGGTGTCAATTGTCTATTATCTAGTTCGTCCTCAGTAACCTCTTTTGCTTACGATAAAGACACCGATTCTCTTCTTGTAGGAACGGGAACTTCAATAGATACCTTCCAAGAACTAAAACGTATATCAACACAATCGCACGGGGTAACGGTTATTGCGGGTATGGCCGCACTTAATGGCCTCTCTGCAGTCTGTGGAGCAGGCTTAAACTACACGGCACCAGAGCGCAATATCTCTGCTGAGTTACTTGAAAGTAAGACTCAGTTACAAATCTCTAAAAAGTTTTATATAACTGGAACAGGGGCTACGACCTACTCACTTCAGAAGGGGTGGAAACCTGTTGATGTACGTAAAGGTGGCCTGGATATGAGGGGGGGTTTAGGCTTCGATTATACCGTCACATACGATGGATTTATATATAACTTAGTCTTTTCCACAGCCGTTACCGCAGGGGTTAATATATCAGCAGTTTGTGAAATGGTCTAGACATGGCCGAAACAAAGATACTGGGTAATAACGGGTCTGTAATACTCGGAGACTCCAGTATTAGCGGGTACTTATATGTAGGTACTGGTGACGTACAGGCTAACGCATATATTTCAAGCGGCCCAGCTGCAGCCTCATTTCTACGTTTCTCCACCAGCGGTGTAAACAGGTGGATAGTGGGAAAAGACACCGCTGAATCCACTGCTAATGCAGGTGGAGATTTCTTAATGTATTCCTATGATGACTCGGGAGTGTTATTGCGCACCCAAGTTAGTATTAGTAGGGCTACTGGGCTAACACAACTAGGTGGCTCATTATCAATCAAAGCCGGCGTTACAGACGAAACTTTAGACTTAGGTGGAAGTACGAATGGATACGGACTAACCTGGGGGGGCACTAACTCAGCTAGTAAATACTCTACTATATGGTCATCTTTTTCTGTAGGAAGACTGACCTTAGGCAGTGGTCTTCAAGGTTCTAGAACGATATCTAACGGCTATGAATCTTCCATATCCTCTAGTTGGGCAAAGTCTGCAATCTCATTAGGTTCATTAGGAGTTGATACATACTTCAATGTAGCAGATGTAATAGCTAAAAATACTGCCTACACACCCACATTAATAACACGAGTATCCAACACCGGACTGGCCGTAACTGGGACAGTTTCTGCAACAACCTTTTCTGGAGCTGGCACTAGCTTAACTGGAACTGCTTCTCTTTTAAACATAGGAGGCAACGCAGCAACATCTACTTTGGCTGCTACAGCTACCTCTGCTGTTTCTGCTACTACGGCTACTGCAGCTACTACATCAATAAGTATTTCAGTAACAGATTCTAGGGCTGTAGTTACCACACCAGAGTCTATTACTAAAAGTGTAGTTTATGATTTTAAAACCAATACTACAGAAGGTCTATCTGATGGGGGATCTTACTTTGGTGAAATGACCTTTAGGCAGTTCGGAAATGCCACTGACTGGTCAGGCGGTTTATCTCATCAGCTTGGATTTACTGATAACCAAAACATATGGCATAGGGCTGGTTCTGGAACTACTTGGGCTAATCCGTGGAAACAATTGCTGGATTCTAGTAACACAGTTACCGTTTCTAATAAAACTTTATCATCTGTAACAATCACAGGTGCTGTGACAGGAACGTCAGCGACTTGGGGTTTAGGTGCTACTACTGTCACAGGACAATTGAAGAATACTCAAGCGGGGAATTATAGTATAGGTCTACTATTAGAGTCATCTATAACAAACCCAAACATACAATTTAAGTCCCTAGCTGTTAATGCTGCTATACGAACCTGGGCTATTGCAGCCGACAACATAGGGTATGGTGATCTATGTGTAAGACAATCTACAGCTAATGCAGGAGATCCTTTAAACCCAGCTACATCAGGTGCAATAGCTAAGTTTACCTCTACGGGGTTAGACATTACTGGAACCCTATCGGCTACCTCTAAGTCATTTGTTATTCCACATCCTACTAAGAATGGTAGAACGTTGCGTTATGGCTCACTAGAAGGGCCTGAGAATGGTGTATACGTAAGAGGGCGTTTAACTAATCATAACGTAATTAGTTTACCTGAGTACTGGATTAAACTAGTTGATCCGTCCTCAATCACTGCCACGTTAACCCCTATAGGTAAGAGCCAAAAGCTATATATAGAAAACACTCATACTAACTGTGTTACAATAGGCAATGAGGACCTTACTAACATGATAGATTGTTTTTATGTAGTATACGGGGAACGTTGTGATATAGAGAAACTAGTAGTGGAGAGTTAATGAGAACGGTGGAATCAACATATGGTGGCGTCACCATAATAGAAAATATATTAGAAGACTCTGACTATACAACGTCAGAAGTAAAAGCTAATAGGTTGGGAATATGCAAAGTGTGTGAGTTCTACTCTATAGATGATGAACAGCTAATAGGGAAAGAGTCATGTTCGAAGTGCAGCTGTATATTAGAGCATAGGACATCTTTCGTCGACTTATTTTGCCCTGAAGGGAAATGGTGATGGCTACACACTATGGAAGAAAAGCACGAAGAGTCCTGGCATCTGATATAAACGCTATAACCTTAGTTAACTCCAGTATACTATTACAGAGTGATATTAACGGCGGGGCTGAAATACAGATTCAACACGCAGGTAATGCCTGTATAACTACATCATCCTTCTACATAGAGTTGAAGGACACTATAGCATGGACTAACATTACTTGTGAGTTCAACCTAACTAGTAAAGCATCTTGCTGGGGGTTTAATACGGCCAGTTATTCTAGTATCGGTAACTTACTTGCTTTTAACCCAGTAATTGATACCATAAGTAGGTCAGTAAATTGTTTCGAACTTCCTCAGTTTTCTAAAGTTATGACAGCATGTGACAATGCAACGGGAAATATGTATCATAATTCATTCGCTGTGGGTACTTACAGAAGCTTCTTTGTCAGTCGTCGCAGGAATGTTGGAGTTGGGCTAGCAGGTATAAGTCATGGATTATCCTGCATAGGAGTTAATGGAATTACTACAGTACGAAATATTTATATCTGGTAAGTATGGCCCTTAATCACTCTCCTTCTATTATTACGAATGGCCTAGTATTTGCATACGATGCAGCTAACACCCAGAAATCGTACAAAGGTCCTCCTACTATAAACTATGTAGCGAATGCGGGTACTATGTCTGGGTGGACAAACTATTCCAATACTGCTAATGGAACTCCTGCCATATTCAGGACTGACTTTGGTACTATGGGATATCGCATGGATAACGTAGGTTCATGGAACGGGATTTCTAAAGTAATTACATTACCATCTACAGGAACATATACATTTTCAGCGTGGATTAAATGGATTGGCGGTTCCAGCCTAGTGAACGGAGGGACTGTTTACATTTCTGGATGGGGTGGCGCTGATACTTCTTCTGCAACCAATAGGACGCTACCAGGTCAGTGGCAGAGGATTAGTGTTACGCTAAATTGCACTCTTACCTCGGTAACTTTTTACCTTATCAGTTTTGGCGGTACTAATAATGTAGATTTATCTTCCTGGCAAGTAACCATGCCACAGGCGGAACCCGGCTCCCTAACAACACCCTTTGTAGCTGGTACCAGATCTACTACACAAGTTCTAAATGATTTAACTAACAATAACATAATTACTGCGTCTAGTTTAACGTATGCCAGTAATAACTCGTTTAGTTTTAACGGAACCACTGATTACATAAATTGTGGTAATGGAGTTACATTACAGCAGCCTTCATGTATAACTATGGAGGCATGGGTTAATCCAACGACTTGGGCATGGGTTGGAAACATAATGAGTAAGAATGGGAATGCTGCCTACCGGTTCAGAGTAGAAACAACAGGGGCTTTATGGTGGTACGTATCTGGTAACCTTATTAGTGGCGGTACTGTACCTTTAAATATATGGACACACTGTGTAGTGACAGGGGACGCATATGGATTGAAGGCATATATTAATGGAGTTCTAGTAGCCTCTAATGCTGTAGCGTTTGCCCCTACTGCTCCTACTGTAGGAGATCTTCTTGTAGGTTCATTTGGTGGTGCGGAGTTCTTCGCTGGTAATATAGATAACACTAAGATTTATAATAGATCTCTTTCAGAGTATGAGATAGAACAAAACTTTAACGCAATGCGTAGGAGATACGGGTTATGAGTTGTTCTTCTGGGCCTGGAGTAGTTACCAGTGGACTAGTACTAGATTTAGATGCTGGTAATAAAAAATCCTCTAAATATAAAACCACTCTTATTAATTGGGATACATGGACATTAGGCACTGGTTCTGTCACTGGATACTCCGAAAATGGAGTAGCTCAATCTTCTAGAATAACCGGTACTGACCCGTGGGGTTTTTCCAATACTGTATGGTCATCTGCTCCTAACGGAGTTAGCGGACCTAATGGTGGCTGGAATGGAACGGCAATACCGGCAGACATGACAAAGACTTATCGTTTCAGCGTGTGGGTTAAACGTTCATCAGCCACAGCTACAGGTTCCTACTATTTTGGATTATACACTAACGGTACCAATAGTACTATCATGTTGGCTGGTGGGGTTCAAGCAAACCCTTATTGGGATATAGCTGCAATATCCTCACTGACACAGAATCAATGGTACTTAGCGGTTGGATTTATATTCCCGTACAATTACACGGGGACTACTGCACATCCAGATAGCGGGTTGTACACTACTGCCAGTACAACTAAGGTTAGAATCAATGCTGGAAACGCTCCTAGTGATGTAAAGTTTCCTCCAAATGCTACAACTATGTGGTCAAGGTGTTATCATTTCTACTGTACAGACATTACTAGTAGTATTCAGTTTTTTCAACCCAGAATTGATTTAGTAGATGGTAACGAGCCTACTATATCACAGTTATTAAATAACACAGGTAGTTTAATATATGATGTAAGTGGAGGAGTAAGTGCTGGCACGTTGACTAACGGACCTACCTATAGTTCATCTAATGATGGTAGTCTGGTGTTTGATGGTGTTAACGACGTAGTTAATATAAATTATACTACGGCATTAACGAGATTTTCAATAAGTATATGGGCTTACCCTACGGGGTACACTGGAGTATATCCTGCTATACTTGCCGATAAATTTATATCCTCGATAAACTACTGCCTTATTTGTGCAGGATACTGGCAGGGAGGTATGTTCCAGGCAGGTACGTGGTACTATAGTCCTACAGCAGTGATGACACTTAACACCTGGCAGCATGTTACATATACTTATGACGGTACTACTCAGGGTATATACCTGAACGGTGTTTATATAGGTGGGACTATAACATACTCAGGTAACCCAACGTGTAGTGGAAGTGGTCTTAGATTAGGTCAACGATGGGACTTAGCTGATATGTATGCAGGTAGACTTTCACGATTACAAATATATAATCGTGCTTTAACAGCTACTGAAGTAAAACAGAATTTTAATGCGACTAGGGGTCGTTATGGAATATAATTATATAAGTATTAAGTTAGGATAAAATGGCTCTCACCGATAAAAACATACAAATAACCCCTAATAAAGGCGTAGCTGCTGACCCTGTAATAGTATTTTCTGGTGCTGATGCCTCTCTGGCTGCACAGAATATCTCACTTAACGTGTACCCTACTAACAGTGGTACTCTGTCGTTTGAGGGTTCAGCTGGACAGCTATTTAGTGTGTCTAACTCACTAGCTGGAACCATATTCTCAGTAAATGACATATCCGGTATACCATCTATTGAGGTATTAGACTCGGGGGTAGTTAAGATAGGGCAATATTCAGGTAATGTAGTTATAGGCTCTGCAACAGATAATGGCTCGGGTAAATTACAAGTTACTGGTGCAGTAAGTGCTACCTCATTTATAGGTAATGGTGCAGGGCTGACTTCTGTGGCTGCCTCTTCAGTTAATATGGCACCTTCAGTATTTACCTCTTTAGGTGCCTCCCTAACTCAAAGTAACGCAGCTCTTATTTATAACTCCACCGCTACCTTAGTGCCGCTTAATGGGGTTTTAAATTTTATACCTTGGATTGCTACAAAGTCTGTATTATCCGGCGGCTACAATGGTAATAGTCAAATCGGGGAGATTAGACATGGTACCGCTGGGTGGCAAAACACTAGTGGCGTATACATAGCCCCTGGAGGCGGTAGTGACACTGCATCTACTGAGTATTTCGGTCTAACGTACGGTGGAGGTATAGAACACTCTAATACAGAAATAGAGCTTAGGGGTATGACTTATGATACTAACCTGAGCAGATTTGTCAGTCCTAAAGGAGGCTCTTACGTTACCACTACCTCTACTGTAGTAGGTGCTATTGGTATTATTCTCCCCACTGCGGGGGTAACTTCCACCAGTATGCTCAAGATGGTTGTTAAAGTGTATAACTATGTCCTTGGGTGGTCAATAGATGTACATATCTCAAGCCATTTAAGTATCGGTACTTGGGTTAACCCTACCGTCTATATTCTAGGAGATTCGGATACACCTCTAAGTTACATTATTAGGTATGGTACAGATACCGCTACCGGAAGCCCTATAGTGTATATAGGTGAGCTAGCTCAATCATGGAACTACCCGCAAGTGTTTGTAACGGAGTTCCAAACGGGATATGCGACATCAGCTTTATATAAAAAAGGTTGGAGAATAATTTTTGAACCAACTGCCTTCCAAAACTTACAGCCTACTTATTCTAAAGTATGTACTACAACAGGCTCTAAGATGTTTTCTCCTTTAGTAGTAGGGTCAATATGTATAGGCGGACAGGTGGGGGTTGCTATTGCATCTGGGGGTAGTACGGCTTCATTTACTGCATGGGGTATTACTACCAATGCGTCTAATACAATAGGTTTACAAACTGGTACTTGGAAGAATATAGGCCCAAACACTACTGTCGTCCTCCCCATAGGATTATTTCAAAGAACTGCTTAACTAGGACTAAACAATGAGTAAACTAATAATACTAGAAGCCAGATCCCCTTCCTATGTTCAGGGCGGTATGATACATTTAGAAATAAACCATCCTGAATTAGGGTGGCTACCATTTGCTGCCAGCCCGGATGACGTAGAAGAGCATGGGAGAGACCTATACGCTAGGGCTATATCTGGGGAATTTGGGGATGTAAAACAATATCTAAAACCACTGGGGGAGGCTATAACTGAACGAATAGCTTTGATAGAGAGTATTTATAAAGCTTTTAATGAGGCCCCTATACAATATACAGACCATATATATCAAGCAGATGCTGATTCTGTGACACTAATGGCTCAAGTATCTTCAGCACTTCCAAATAATGCCGGTATTGGCTGGTATGATATCTCCAATGTTGAGGTACCACTTACTAACGCACAGTTTGCTGAATTACGCCTAGCAATACTGATGCGTGGGCAGCCTTTATTTAGTCGCAGGCAAGCACGTAAAGAATCAATACGAAATGCAACGACAGTTGCTGAAGTAGAAGCAGTAGTTTGGTAAAGGATAACTAAATGATACCAGTAGATAAACAGCTCCACCTTTTTGGTGGGTACTCAATAGCAATAACCGTGTCCATAGTATATGGGCCACTAGTAGGATTTATCGTCTCATCAATTATAGGAATTTTAAAGGAAGTAGTGTATGACCGTTTTGTACCAGGACATACTGTAGACAAATGGGATGCAATTGCTACAGCAGTGGGGGCGGCAGTAGGATCCTGTGTAAAGTTCTTGTTATAAAGCTATACAGTATAGTCTTACCAATCAACCACATTCTTTATAGTGGTTCCTGACTAATATATAGTAAATAATACTGTTAAAATACTACTAGGTTTAACGTAGTATCATTAATACTACTTATTGAAACAAACTAAAAGACTATCGTAGGTACACTGGTCTATAGACCGAAGGTTTAAACATGACTTTAAGACAACAGCTTTTTGCAAATAACGCTAAGACTACGATATCACAGCCTATAACGCCCCTAGATACCAGTATAACTCTGCTAGACGCAAGTAGCTTCCCCTCCCCTTCAGCAGGGCAATATTTTTTAGTAACCCTAGATACGGGTACTAGCGTAGAGATACTAGAGTGTTCGAATAGACTAGGTAATGTTTTAACAGTAATAAGGGCTATGGAAGGTACGGTTGCGTCCAGCTTCCCTGCTGGTACCTTCATAGGCGTAAGGGTAACCTCCTCAACTCTGGGGTCATTTTTAAAAAATGATGGAGTTCTATATAACCTAAACTCTGTTGACTTACTTACTAGCCCAACAACATCAAATAGCAGTTCATACATTTGTTCTACCGTAGATGATGGTAATAACCTTACAGTAGCTCTTAAGGCTACTTCCCTAACCTGGAAGTTTACTAACTATACTAAAACTGCTTTTTCTGGTGTAGTAGCATCTTCTACGTTATCTTCTATTACCTCCAGTATAACTCCTACTTCAGAGATTGGATCAGTAGTACCTGGTAAGTACCTAATTCAATTCACCACAGGTGTTATAGCCGGTACAGTTCGTAAACTGTATACTCGTACTGGTAATAGCTTCACTTGGGCTACTAATACTTCAGTAGCACCTACTGTAGGCGATCAGTTCGAGGTTTACCAAAGTACAGTGTCCTCTATTTCAGCTCTAGGGGATAACTATGTTACACTTATAACGGATCAAAATATTGTTGGGGTGAAAACGTTCACCTCTGATACTACGTCCACTGGAGTACTACTAGATAATGGTCTTACTGATGGGGGTAAACTAACATTAAAGTCCCTAGGGAATACTAGTTGGCAAGTTAATAATCAGGCTGGATCTTTAAGATTCCTGTATAACGGTACAACTCCATTCCAAATTACTGGAAATGGGGGAACCGTGTTCTCACAGACTAATAGTACTAGTCAGTCACAGGTTAGTATACTTGGGCAAAACACCACGAATAGTTCCATCATATATGGTTCCTCGTTAGGTACACAGATGACTGGTGGTAATGCTACTTCCAGTTTGGCTGGCACTTCTATATCATCATCTTTTACCCCTTCTGTAGTAGGGTCTACCTTATTTAGTTTATACAATACTCCATCTATTAACAATAACAATGCCCCAGTAGGTGTGCATGTTAATTATGCTTCAATGATATTTGGTGCAGGAGTAACCTCTGGAACGGTAACTGTAGTTAATAACTATGCTTCAGCTCCACCCACCTTACTAGGTACACCTACTGGGATAACAGTCTTCCATAATTTTTCGGCCTCTGATTCATCTAGCACTTTAATAGCTAATGCGTATGGATTCCGTGGACTTCTCAGTCCTGTATCTGGCAAAACCCGCTGGAACCTATATATGGATGGAGGCGCTCCTAATCACATAGCTGGAAAATTACTAATAGGTTCCACTACAGACTCAGGAGTAAGCATACTACAAGTCGCTGGCGGGGTATCTGCCTCTAGTGTAGCAGTGGCCGGTTCTATCTCAGCTACAGCTACAACAACCTTAAACATAGGTTCTTCGGCAGGAAATGTTTTAGTACTGGATAAAGTTACCGGCGCAGACATAGTTTTTAAGACTAATGGTACAGCTTCAGGGAGTGTCACCGCAGACGTTAGCGGCTTGAACGTAGGTGGTGTAAGTGCGTATAACGCACTGAAGATAACTAACGCAACGGCAAACACTGTTATAGTGTCCTCTACTGGTGTAGCAATAGCAGGGGTTAGTAGTACTACTGGAAATGCAGTCTTCAATACTAGTGGTGGTACTCAGCTAGGACTTAGGATATCCAACTATACTACAGGAGGAACTGCAGCTATATATAATGCGGCCAATGTAAATAACTCCGCTGACTATGCCATTGCCTCTTCCCCAACCATTACATACATTAATGGATCAACATCAACTAATCTACAAGCTAATGGGACTACCCGTCTAGTAGCTTCCACTACTGGCGTATCAGTAACTGGGGCAATGGACGCAACTGGATCGGTGACCCTAAGTGGCAACGCCTCTAAATTCTCCTCAACTTACGCCGGTGTTACCACCACTAATGTCTTTACTGATACTATAGGCGGTGTTATTTCCGTAGACGGAGCAAAATCAATCTCTTTTAGAACTGGTGGGATAGCCGGCACTAATAGGGCAGTAGTCTCTGATACAGGATTGGCTGTAACTGGGCAAGTATCATTTGGTGAGTCTCAAAGTACATTTTTATCTACTAAGTTCGCTACATCTACAGATGGTAAGAACACCTTTATAGGCGGAGGTGGACAGCTTGTTGCATATGACCCCGGGGTTGTATACTCGGGTTCTTATAACACATTTTTAGGTAAAGACACTGGGGTTAACACTACTATTGGGTATAGGAATACTTTTGTAGGCTCACTTTCAGGACAAATAACCACCGCGGGGTATGAAAACACCTTTATTGGTGCAGAGACTGGGCCAGTTAATACTTCAGGATATCAGAACACCGCCTTAGGGTATTTCGCAGGTAATAGTATTAATACTGGATTTGGCAATACTATTACAGGAGCTTACTCAGGGGCGGATGTCACATACGGGACATATAATACCATTATTGGTTATAACAATGGTAGAGGGATTACTTATGGTTCTAACAATACTATTATCGGCTGCCAAGTATACGTAGCTGCGGCTCTTTCTAATAATATAATTATAGCCGATGGTGCCGGAGTGATAAGGGCACAACACGATAATGTTAAGTGGAACTTATCCGGCCCAGTAGTTATTGGTGGGCCATTGAAGATAAGTGGTGCCACCAACGGTAACGCAAATGAATCTTGGATAGGTGGTAGCGGTACTACATTAAGGTGGTTCTATAATGTGCCTCTTGGTGGGGACCACACGTTCGGCACGAATAACACCAGTGTAGTAACTATAAATTCTCTTGGCGTAACCGTAGGAGGTCATGTTAGTCCTCATGCAGCTACAACGAGTACACAGGCAGTTATAGGATCTCAGTTATTCGGGTTTAGGAACAAAATTATTAACGGCGGCTTTAATGTTCAACAAAGGGTTCAGTCAACTTCTCTACCACCCTCATCAACTTACATAGTAGACAGGTGGAGGGCTAATTACGTAGGAGGAACAGCTCCTACTGTAAACTGTACTACGGTTACAAGTCCGGGTAACTCATCATCCGGATACCAGTTACAGATGATAGGAACTTTTGGTGGTACCGCCATATACCTAGAACAGAGAATAGAGGCTGTGAATATATTGGATATGATGAACACTGACATCATAGGCGGTATTAGAGTATACCAGAACTCTGGTGCTGCAGTTAACATGAGAATTACACTAAAGTATGCTGATCTAGGAGTAGATTCGTATAGTGCTCCTATCACTTTTGCCGTAGGGTCTTACGTCAGTGTACCTAGTGGAGTGTATACTGACGTAACGATAAATGCCAATACTGTTGCGGCAGGGATTAGCATAACATATGGTATTCAATTTACTTTAGAGGTAGCATCTATTGCTGGTCCTGCAGGTACTAACATACTTTTTGGTAATGCAAGCCTGGAGGTAGGGACACTCAGAACTCCTTTTGAGCTACGTCCTTACGGTACTGAGTTACTGTTATGCCAAAGGTACTACACCAAATTAGTAGCCGGAGTTTCTAGTGCCGGATTCTGCAATGTAACAACAATGAGCTCTACTTATGGCTATGGTATAGGTCAGCTACCTGTACGTATGAGAATAACACCATCTATTATTACATCTGGAAGCTTCAAGGTAATAGGGGGCGCTAATGAAGTGGTAGTAATAGCTGGTAATGCGGTGTACACAGGTCCACAAACCTATGCTGTCCAAGTAACAGCAACAAATACCTTTGTAGCAGCAGGAGCCTCGTTACTACTACAAGCCAACGCCGACGCTGCAGCTTTTATATCATGCTCTTCTGAACTGTAGGCTAAATAGGAACTAACTAAAATGTATAAATTAGGAAATGGGTGTGTAGTACGTCTATCAGACAACTTATGTATACCTATGGTTGAAGGTAACCTTGATTATAGGGAGTATTTAGAATGGGTAGCATTAGGGAATGTTCCAGAACCTGAGTTCACTACTGATGAAACTCTGTCTAACGCTAAGGAGGCTAAACGCATAGAAATACGTGCGGCGTATGTATTAGATTCAGAGTCTCCTGTGACAGTGAACTCCGTAGCGTATCAAGGTGGTTTCGACTCAGCAATAAAGCTAGATGCCGCTAGGAGACTATCAGAAGCTGGGGGGGCCGTTAAGGTCACTTTCTTCGATTGTAGTAATAACGCACGGATATTATCTTTAGTAGATGCCCAAGTGGTAATACTAACAGTAGCGTCAGCCTTTCAAACCTCCTTTGCCCGTAAGCAATTAGCAATGGTTGCTGTAGATAATGCCACCACAGAGTCAGAAGTCAACCTTATAATTTACTAAACATATGATAAGTCTACTTATAGCCTATTTAATTTTCTTTACTACTGCTACTTTTTATGTAGGTGTAATGCACTTTAAAATTATTAAAGATCGTCCTACTGAGTGGGACACACTCCATTGGTCAACTAAAGCTATAGGGTACCAGATGCTCTATATAGGTCTTATCTTTGACATACTGCTTAATATTTTAGTTATGACTGTGTTACTACTAGAGGTACCTGAAGAAACCCTCACTACTTCCAGGATTAAGAGACACTATTGGGACTTTGATGGTGGATGGAGACATAGGTTTGCCAGGTCTTTTGCGCACATGTACCTACTACCATTCGACCCTAGACATATGGATAGATAATTTAAAAATTTTGTAGTATAATATATGTTACCTGAACTCATTCAGGTTAATACATAATTAAAAGGAAATTAAAATGGATGAAAATGAAGTTAACTCGATGCTAAACGAAATGCAAAACACTATCAATCTGTTGGTTCAACGTACTGTTAACCTGTCCCTACAAGTGACTAAGGCTAACGCTACTATTGAGAGTCTACAAAAACAACTCTCTATCCCAAATACCGAACCTACTGTAACTGCTCCATAGTAACTATTATACATATAGGCCCGAGTATTAAAGGGCCCATACGTATAATGATTTATAGGTAGTCAGAATGAGTTTAAACTCTTACATAATAGCGTGCATAATAGTTCTTGTCTTACTGTTATACTTATATAGGAGATTTTAGTAATGCCTAGGATAGACACTCTTCACCCCTCTTTAAAAGCTAAGTACCAAAAACTGGAGTACTTGGCAATGGAACGGTTTGGTATTCGTATCAAACTTACCCAAGCCCTACGTACAGATGAAGAGCAGTACGCTTACTGGTGTAAGGGTCGTCTACCTTTGCCTGACGTTAATGCTGCTATGAAGAAAGCTGGGCTGTATTACATTACGGAAAAAGAGAACATCATTGTAACTAAGGCTAAGGACGCTACTCTATCCTTCCACGGTTATGGATTAGCCTTTGACATAGTTATTATAAATTCAGATGGTAAAACATGTATATTTGATCCACACGCTGATACTAACAACGACGGTATTACAGACTGGGACCAGATAGGTTCACTAGCTGACGAGTGTGGATTGGAATGGGGTGGTAACTTCTCTAGTATCTCTGATAAGCCTCACTACCAAGACCGCATGGGCTGGACTATAGCAGCCCTAAGAAACAACAAAATCCCAAGTGGCCTAATGTTTGCTGATGCAGGCTCACTTTTAAATAAAACTACAATGGTGGCTTAAATGGACCTATCTTTCGTATTACCCTACACCCCTTTTCTAATAATACTAATTACTGTATTGACTTTACTTATAAGCGCCCACCTGGCTGCACCCTCTAGTACCCCCTTTTCTATCTACGATCTTATACAGGATAAAGAAACAGGTAAAGGCTCACTAGAGAAGGTAGGGGTGTTACTAGCCCTTCTGCTTGTGGCGTACTGGTTCTGTAACTTGATATATCTTGACAAAGCTAACTGGGAAGACGCCATAGCGGTGAGCGGTATTCTAGGTTTAGCCAAGTTTGCTAATACTTGGCTGGCGGCTAAGTACGTTAATTCACCTAAGGCGTAGTCGCCCTTATGTCAGTTAAAATTGTAATAATCCTAAATAAGGACAACATTTTCGGCAGGTTAACCAAGTTCTTTACTGGCTGTCCTGCGTACCATATAGGATTTCTAGATGAAGCGTCTAATCGCTTTTATGATATGAATCTATTATTCCGCAGAAGGATATGGCCTGTGTATGTAGGAGACCAATACGAAATGTATGATTGTCCTATCTCACTTTCAGCTGCAGACTTAGAGAGACAATTAGAGACTGACTGGGATTACTATGGAGTTTTAGACTACCTATTTTTTGGTCTAAGAAAAATTCCACAGTTTTTTGGCTTTACCGTAAAGAACTATAAAGGATCTATATGTTCCGAAAAGGTCAACCAGATATTAATAGATCATGGGTGGGACTCTCCATGGGGTCTACATGATATGCCCCCTAGCCCTTGCGACTGGAGAACTTACTTAATAGCTTCTAAAACTTCCGTTTAAAATAGGAGGATCAAAGGAGTAGTTAATGTCGGATCCACTAACAACAGCCGCAGGAATTTTGGCTACATTAAAAAGTAGTATGGCAGTTATAGTCGCAGGAATACTGGGAGCAACTTTGTCTCTTAGATTTGCATCTCAATCCTTATCAGTGTGGGAAAAGATAACGACAGTAGGTTCAGGGGCTACACTAGCCCACTTCTTAGCATCTCCAACATCCAACTATTTTGATCTAACCCTGTATAATGAAACCATAGGATTTCTAATAGGGTTATTTGGATTATCGTTATGTGCAGCAATTATTGATGCCATGAAAAAATTGGACCTAGCTAATATAATTAGGAAGAAACTAGGAGTTTAACATGACTATTGATACGATTATACACGTACTATCTAATATTATTATATTCACCGTATGTACGTGGGCAGTTCTATCTAACAAGATACATGACGGGTTAATAATTAAACTAGGATTAACTTTAATGGCGTTTGCGTCATTGGCTGATCTCTCCATGACCACTATAACGCCGGCTGGACTAGTTATGGATATGGGGGCAAGTGTAATTTGTATGGGGGTTTTTCTACGAGTGGAAGTGTACCCCAGGTACTTCAAGAATATTACGTACCTTTGTAATATCTGTAGTGCAGTACCTTTCACTAATAAAAAACGAAGACAGTCTGACTATTCAATAGCTAAGGGTAATGATGCCAATTCTGGAACAACTTAAGGCCTATATACTGGGTGGCGTGGCTGCAGTTTTTATAACGTTATCATTACTATGCTGGTATCAGCAGGGTAAAATCACTGAGTTAAAGAAAGACATAACTAAGCTAGAGTTAGATATGTTAACTAAGTCTGGTTTGTTGGAAAGTTGCTACAAGAGTATTGAAGATTTTAACAAGGCTCAGGGTGACGTATCAGGTGATGCCAAGAAGGCTGTGGATAAGGCAAAAGAATACTCAAAGGGTAATTATGAGACCAGTCGTGACTTCGGCAGTAAGCTGCCTAAGACTTCAAACGACTATAAAAACACCACAGATTTATTCAACCTATACATATCTAAACGCCAGGCAGAAAGGGTCGCAAAGTGAAGGATTTACTGATTGTGTTATTCGTAGCTTTTCTATCACTTAGTGTTAGTGGGTGCTCTTGGATGTGCCCTAAACCTGAGATTGTTATAGTAGAGAAGAAGGTCCCTGTGGCTGTCAAATGTGACGCTCCTGCTGTAAACACGCCTACAGAGTACCCCTTTGATAAAGCTAAAAAAGAGATGACGACTTTTGAGAAGCTTAGACTGGCTATAGCCGAGCTTGAAATCTATCGTGGCTACACCAAAGAGTTAGTTGCCGTCAAAGATAAGTGCACGGCTGATCCTTCTACAACCAAGATTAAATAATGGCACAACAACAAACCTACCATATAGAGATTGACGAAGGCACTGACTACTCTCAGGTCTTTACCATGACTGACAATACCACTGGACTGGCTCAGAACCTAACAGGGTATTCTGCTCGTATGGACGTTAGAGGCATAGGCTACAATTCTCAGTTCAGCGTTAATATCCCCATTGCGTATGATAGCGCCACCAGCGTATCTACTAGGGGTATCTCCTTAGGTGGGGCTGCCGGAACAGTTACAGTTACTATACCTTATTCGGATACTCTAGCTGGGGGTTGGAACGGCGGTACTACTGGTACTTACGATATATTCCTTACCGATACTCTAGGAGTTAGGTCTAAGTTTATTAAAGGTTTTTTTACTATTAAGCCAAGTACTACAAAGCTCGTTTAAGCTAAAAGAAACGTATTAGCCCCGTTTCTCTATTTTTTATTTCTTCAAAGCACTTGCAATACTGCTGATAGAGGACTTAATCTCTCCTACAGAGCCTAACAGTGTTTCAACCAGATCTGGACTCTTAGAGGACAGAACTTCCTGAATCGTAGCGTTACTCAACGACTCAATCATCATCTTACCAGCTTCTTCGTTGGCACAGGGGAACATCAGCTCACCAGACATGAGGGGGTGCGTAATGATCATCTTATGCCCCTCCTGTGCGTACTCCACTTTTACCTTAAGTACTGCCACGTTTTGTCTCCTTGACTTTCTCATACTCAACATACAAACGCCCCGTTAATAGCTCAGCGGTTAGCAGCTCAGGCTTGGTAGTTTCCACGATTGAAGTGAGAACTTGATTATCCTCAATCACTGTCTCCATATCAAACTTGTTAGAGTTCCAGTTCTTAATGTAAGTCCCGGCTTTGTAACCGTTATTCTGACGGAAGATGTTCAGCACGTTCTTAGGTACGTATAGGTTATATACGTCTTCTAGTGTCATACCTACTGAAACTGTCAAGACGAAGATGTCGTCAAGAAGTTCTATATCTGAGCTACGTACAGAGTCTGAAATTACTTCCCTAAGAACATCACGTAAGGCTTCCTGATCCATGATAGGCAGGTCTCCCAGCTCATCCTCGGTCCATCTGCTATTCAGGATCTCCTCTGCAGTCATATCATTCTCGATTGCTATCGAGAGTATGAAATGCCAGATGTCGATAACTTCCAGCTTGATTTGACCCCAGTCAGGCTTTTTAGAAGTATCCTTCCACCACTTCCAACTGGTATGGTTAAAGGCCTCCGCCGCCTCCAACATGATGGCATCTCGCCAGTTGTAGTTAGCGTTCTTCCAATCAGGATTAACCAAGGCATTCATCGTGCCCTGGAGTTTCAACATGTCTTCTAATCGTTGTAGGTCGTTCATTATCTATTCACCCTTCCGCTTGTGTCAGCTTCTACCGCCGGCACTACTACCTTAGCTGACACACATTCACCAAGCAACCCACTGTATGCGGCCATATCCACATAATCGTCTCGGTTATAGTTACCCTGACGGCCACGCACCATCTTTAACAGAATCATGAACTCCCAACCCTCTGATTCCGTTAATTCTTTTCCAGTCAATGCGTTAAATGTACGCACAATTGTAGCCATACTACGCTCACCCTCAGGTTTATCACGTAGGGTTGCACGTTGTTTCATTACCGTCCCAGCTTCTTCTAGGAACGAATGAGCCTTATCTACCACTGCTTCTGCCATATTTGAAATCCTTCATTTTTATTGTTCTTTTTTGTTCTGCTGCACACAGCATACAATACCTATTGATAACGTACTGCCCCTTACCTTTAGGTCTGTACACACTTTCAACTACACCCCAACCTGTCCAGAGGTGGAGGTGTAGCTTTTTCTTTAGGCTATAAAGCCAAGTCTTTAGACCCATTTAGAATCTTCTCCAGGATAGTTAGACTAGTCCTGCCTCCGGCGGCAGTGTGATGTCCACCACCACCAAAAACCTTTGCAAGTGCCGATACATCAAAGGCGTTCTCCTTACTACCGTCTGACCGGAATGACATTACCACGTCATTATGGGGTCCAATGAAGTAGGTCATAGTGAAGTCTAATGAAGGGTCTTTGGTGTACATAGCCTGATTTATCTCGGATACGTTTTCTGTGACGTTTAAAATACCCACCATGTAAGGCCTACCTTTGAATAACATAGTCACCTTACGTACCCTATCTGGTTTAGTAGTAGAGTCTACCTTTGAGTCAGTATACTCACAGAGCACCTCACCTACGGCCAGTAAATCATTGATCAGTGTAGAATCCCACAATAAGACACTACCATTCAACGTAGAGAGCCCGGTAGTAATTTCCTTGGTCTTAGCAAGCTTCCACTGCCATAGATCACGGTCTTGGACGTGTAACAAGATTGCAGGAATTTTTTTCTTACCGTGGAAGTATTCCCAGGCTAGAACAGCACCAGACTTAGTCATGTCAAACACACAGTCTGGCATTCCTATAAGGTCAGCCTCTGCCGTCTTATGGTGATCAATTACAGTCACAGACTTATGTTTAGCACGAAGACTTAACAGGATGTCCTTAGGATATGAGAAGTCCAATACAAATACAGTCAGGCCAGCAGAGTTTTCTACCTCAGGAGGTATAGAGTTATTCCCGTACTGTACTGGGATATATGTGGCCCTATCACCTAACTTCTTCCACGCCGCATACTTGGCACCAGTGCCGTCTAAACAGTTACCGTGGTATAGTACTACTGTCGTCATTACCATTTCTCCTTAAAGCTTTTAAAAAGTGTTTCCACGTTCTCCATCACGGAAACAATGAAGATCATAATGGAGGAGAGGATGGCACCTACTAAGGGCATTGTTATGTTGAATGCTATCATGGCCGGCAGTGACGTTATCATCATAAATCTACGTAGTACTTTGTTTTTAATGCTACTAATGAAGGTAGCTCGGTATATATTGGGGGGATCTGCTGGAATGTAGTTGTCTTCTGGCCTATGCATGTTCAGCCTCCTTTGATGTTGTGTGAGTTTCAAAATATGCTCCTATATCTAAATTAATCGTACCTACGTTATACCAAAACGAGGTCCTTAATTGAACTAAAAAAGAGCCTGTTGCCAGAACCCTTTTAAACACGTTTTAACAACGTTTAACTTATCTTGAACATTCGTCATGGCCCACCGGATTCCGAGAGCTCCTAGATATGTTATACGTCGTTTAAACATGGTTGGTTATAAAAATAGACCACGACAATCACTTCAAGTAGAGGATTGCTTAGTGTGGTCTAATGAGTCGTACAGGCGATTCCAACCCCCATACGTTATTGCTCAATTTTGTTCGTCTCATGTTTCTGACTCTGCTGGGATGTCTGCAGTAGATATCTCACCAGTAGCTGGTATCCGTAGTTTTTAGTATAAAAACGGAGGTAACCAGCGGTTGGTGAAAGTTAAAAGTATAGAGTTACTCTATACAGGAACTTTCTAGTTCCATACACGAACATGTTTCTACAACTGGTGTTGCTGTTGCTGTTCACCTCATGCGCTTCTGGGGCCCTCCGTCATCCGAACCGGGTCCGCAGCTGAAGAAACTACATGTCTTCTTCAGGATCCTGCGTGCACTCAGTGCCGTCGTCGTAGACGACAATCTGAGTGAGTAAAGAGTTATAGAGCAGAGTTACTCTACTCACCTTTATATAGTAAGGTTCTTATACGTGAACATGCGTGTTAAACAAAGGTCAGATCACTCACAGAATTTGGAATGCCGGATCCCGCGGTCCGCCCGGCACCGGTTGGACCACGGTCCCTGGAGACGTCCCAGTTTCTGTCGTTTTGCGATCTTCAGGTGGATACGTAGTAGACACCTTTCGGTCGCAGTAAACCTAGAGTAGAGTTTCTCTACTCCAATACTGCTCAGATTACTAAACTGACCTTTGTTCATTTAAACCAAAAAAGAGCTTGGCGGGATCTGAGAGGGAGGTCTCAGACAAGGTGCGCTCTTAGGCCGAAGCCCATTCTTACACCCCACAGGAGTTGGACGCGCTATGATCAGAGCGCATCCACGACACCCGCCTTTGTCGGTTTTCTATTACGACAACATTGCTACAGCTTCTCTGTATAGGTTACAAGACATTCGATTAGGAATGTTTGCGTGAACGTTAATAATGGGTAACTTCGATGGCTCAGATAACTCCACTATTTCATCATTACGAGAAAACAGAAATTTACCAATTGAGTCTTCGAGTATTACTACCTCGTCGTATTGAGCGATAACCTTAGTCATTTTGTCTCCCGGTGACATTGACGTTTAAGAAGGTATAGTTCTTTACACTATACTTATACCAAAAATAGAGCTTAAGTTGACCTTAATTCTACTTAAAGTTTAACTGCATGTTGGTGAATTCGTGCACTGTAACACGAGTTGCATTAGCAAGTTTGAACAACGTGCGATATGAAGGAACATAGTTCTTAGCACCTTCAATAGTGATTGCTTTTTCGATACGCTTGATTGTTGCTGGAGTCAGACCTACTCGTGCTGCCATGTGTTTAACGGTCAGGCCATTTTCAATACGAGTTACACGAGTGTTTTTTGCGAGTTGTCTTACATCAATAGCTAGTTTTGGAGTTTTCATTTATCTGAGTCTCACTGATATTTAATTCGCTACTACTTAGCCGGAGTATGTCTAGCGTAAAACATACGTAGTGTTACACGGTGTTATACCAATGAAACTCAGAAAGTTGAATACCAGATACGTCTGGTATAATGTGCTAAAATATAGGTATGATAAAAACAAACTTCTACTTCAGCAGAGAGATACTAGACAGGCTTAGAGTCTACTGGCATTAAACATCATGTAGACCACATAGTACCGCTCAGAGGTAAGAACGTATGTGGCCTGCATGTGCATTACAACTTACAGATTATCCCTGCTTCAGAAAATCTACGCAAGAGTAACTCTTTTGAAGGGTGATCCTCACTTAATACTTGTTTTAGATTATTCCACAATCCCCAATCAAAGATATTAACCCCTCTGACATTGGTGTTGTAAGGCTGACTATACAAGAGCTGTATCCACGGAGGATTAGGATTTACCCCGGTTATACATGGGTGATCATCCACTAGCACAGTACATTCCTGAACCCCAATCAGCGTCTTATCAGGTGCCAATATAGTTCTCTTAGCCCAGAAATGTCCCAGGTTTTCCGCCACCCATTGAATCTTTTCTGAGTGACACAAGTACTCTTCATATCCTGAGCTTGGCTTAGTACAGATGAATGGCTCTATGAAGTCTAGACAGTTCTCTTCGATGTCCTGTAGTGCCAGTTGAGCCTCGACGTACGGAGTCAGCTTCCTATAGAAGCCCTTAGCTTCACAGATTGCATCGACGTATGTGTGATACTTCTTGTCGAATGAGTCTTCCCAGAAGTACGAGACCAAATCATGAACTGACGGAATCTCATCATTGGGGAATATCACTTTTAACTCACGGTATATCTGCCCATACCAGTCAGCACAGACTCCATCCAGGTCAATCAGTAATACTATTTTTTGTTGGTTTACCATCTTTCCAATACCCCTTGGTAACGAAGTGGCCTTCAGGGCCAAACTCTCCGGTGTTTGTTAATTTCTGGAAGAACCAAATTAGGTCTACCGCTGTGTGTTTGAAATGAAAGAAGAAGAAGTCTGACATGGCGTCTGTCATGTGTTCCCATACTTTCATGTTTGCAATTTCGATGTCACCCAGCTCTAGGCATTGAGGGCAAGGTGTTTCAGTTGTGTGAATCCTACCGTGCATGCATTTCATTTCGTAATCCTTACTTCGTTTAAGAAGTAGAGAATATACCATGCCGGTAGGAGGTTTGCAAGAGCTGGTTAGAAATCGCTGTCAGTGATAATTGATGTATCACTATGGCTAGTACAATTCTTGCCACAGCTGTGCACCTCGTTGATAGAGGTAGTATGGGAGTTAGGACATCGTACTATCCACAGCTCCTTGTATCCGTCACTAACGGTGAATGCCTTGCACCCTTTGAGTTCAGGTATGGTGTTCATGACTGTGTTGTGGTCGGTACTCTGTGAGGACTTAGGGCTGCATCCCAGTAGGACAATGAGTACTAGTAATACTACTAAGGTGTTTCTGACGATTTTCAATTCAATTCTCCTTTATGTTTTAAACAACTCACAAAGGCCCCTGTCTCCAAGAGCCTTCATGTGTTACTTTACTTCTTCTCGATGTCCTGAGTACCACGTTTCATACTGAACTCGTCCGGTGCCAGATTCGGATACAGGTTCTTAGTGTATGCACTATCCATCTTGTCAATACCCTCAAATACATCATGGAAGTACTTACGTAACGTAGGGTGCACAGTCTGACCTGTACGCAACTCCATCACATAAGCCATCTGTGGCAAGTCATACGACAACACTGTAGGAACAATAGTCCCCATAGGCAGTACGTACTGGTTCTTCAACTTAGCTGAGTAGTTAGCTGCAGCAGCCTTCATGTCTTCTTCCTCAGTACGTAGAGGGTTCTCCTCAGGAACTGTGGTAGTCAGAAATGCTGCAATCTTATCCATAAGGTTATTAGCCTCGGCCTTGACTGCATCCGGCAACCGATCATAGTACCACTGATGGAAACCCGAGGTGTTGTCCACCAAAGGCATACTGCAGTATCCACCACGATGACGTTGTAAGTCACGGAAGGAACCGAAGTCGATCTCGGAGAACACATCGAAACGACGCAGCCTAGCCATAACTTCATGCTTGTGAAAAGCAGTCTTAGCTGGACGTTTTTCCATGTGGCCAATCTCGCCATCCATGATGTAGACATCTGGTTCATCCACGTGACGTATGAAGTAGTTAGCGTCAAACTTGATCGGACGTTCAGCGTAGAAGTTGAAGTATGAGTAGTTGTAAGCAGTTACCGCCGTATCTTCAGCCTTCAGCACTGCCGGGAATGAAGATGGATACTTCTCAGTCAACTGAATGTAGGCATTACTAGCCAAATTGCGAATTTCAGCCAGAGGATGCATCTTCAACAAGTCCAAATGCTCACGTGCCTTACGTAGAGAAGTTGTCCAAGCTACATTAGTAGCAGCGCCGCATGGTAGGAAGCCACGCATGATATCGAAGGTCTTGGCCATGATGGTCTTTTCATATACATTCATGTCTGTATCTTCTTTAGGCATGAATTGTCTACGAAGATGAGCCTTCACAGGTTCGATGCTGCTCACGTAGAACTTACGGATGTCGTCCAGAAGAACCTCAGCCGCCTCGGCCACTTCAGGGTTCTCATCGTCGGCGTACGGGTTGAAGAAAGGCTGTTCTGACCAGTCAATGTAACGGCTAGAACTTTCTTGGCCGTTGAACAAAGGGTTATCTTCAATAGCTTTAGCTGCCAGCATTGAGACACCTTCGAAGTAGATGGTGATGAAACCACAGTCGGCAATGGAGTTGTGACCATACCCAACGTAGTACTGTTCCATGAACTTACCTGAGCCTACCTCTTTGAGACGTTCCAAGTGTTGCAATACACTGTCTGCAGAACGGCTGTACAATGCTTGTAACATTGCGTTGTCTTCAGGATTCTGTTCGGTGTGGATGATGATGTTTGATTTCATAATTTCCCCTGAACTAGTCGTTCGGCAAAGGCTGGGCTAAACCTGATCCAGTCTAAGTCGTGGTTGGTGTTGGTGTCCATTACACAGCGTTCAAGAGTAATAGGTTCCACTGTAAAGGATTTACTGATCAACTCATGCATGGAGTGAACGTCTTCATGAAAATTCTTAACGTTAGGATGATACGACCGTAACGTCATTATTTGATTAGTACCCCTCTTACTATAAATAAGGGAGTGCCTATGTTTATGAAGGAACATACACAGATTCTCAACCCCCTCAAGACTATCAGGAACCTCTACGTTAATGCGGCTCTCCATATATAACATGGGTAAACTAGACTCTATTGGAGCTTCAATCTTTTCCCGCAGGACAATAAACCCTTTCTTCTTAAAGAATTCAGAGATCTCTTTAACTTTATCGTGAGCGTCTTTCAAAGACCCGTCAATTACTGAAGAAGTAATAGAGTCAGTATGACCTATACCCTGAAGTAGGATACGTAAGGGTTTTACATCCAACTCCTCACATACCTCTTCAAACGCCGAACAATCCGTGTGATTAACTGTTACATGTAATTCAAACATACTTCCTCCTACATTATTGCTGGAAACGGCCAATTATTAGCCGCACGTTGTGGTTGTGTTAGTGAAGCTAATGGGACTGAGGGGTGGTGCTTTTTTAGGAATAGGTACCCACCACTACCTAGGTCCTCTACCTTAATCTCCTTTAGACCCCTGGCCATCTTTTGTTCCTGCTGTACTTCTAGCGTATCTTCCCGCCTTCTCCAGGCCAGCTCTTCTTGCATTATTACATTGTCACTCATGTTTGAAACCTTTCTGTAATTCAAAGAAATCCTTAATAAAGTAGTCTACCTTCTCCTGAGTTTCAAGTTTAAGTACGTGATCTTGAAGTGAACCCTCTAAGGAGTTATCTCCCCAGTTCTTCAGAGTCTTGATGAAGTTACCTAGCTCGAGATTCTCTAGTCCAGTGATAATCCTTATACGTTCTCCATTGAACAGGGTTCTATATTGCTCGTACTTGTTGACCCTGAGACGTACTTCTTCGTACCTTTCTTGAAATCCTGGAAACTGAATGAACGCCTCCTGTAGAAATTCCACACTAGTCTTCCTACCGCCACACTCTTCCATCGAAGGCCACTTATATTCAGGCAGCCCGGACTTGTCTTTCATCCATTCAAGGAACAGCCTATAGTTTTTCCTCTTCTTGTCACGAGTACGAGAAATGTGACTTCTATTCTCAAGAAGGAAAATCTCCTTGTTAAAGAAACGGCTTGTAGCTGCGTAGATAAAGACGTCTTCCAGTTCTTGGAACCCCCTACTCAACATACCAAAGTCATACCCTAGAAACCTGAGCACTACTGGCATATCCCTTGAGATGATTATTTCTTCTACGACGTGATCATCCATAGCTCGGAATTGATACACCAGCCCTTGATGGCCGTACTTGAAACCCATCTTATGGGCTATACGCCCTATGAAGTTACCTAAGTCGTTGAAAGCGAAGTAAATGTAGGTTGAGAAATACTCTACACTAGGCACCTTAATGACGTCAACCTGGAAGCCCTGGTACTCAGCGGAGATGCAGTTACCGTTGCTGACAACCTCCTTAGAGTTGAAGGCCTTCCGTATTTCTTCTTTAAGGTCAGTATAGTTAACATGTTCTATTATCTCAAACAGAACATCTAAGTCCCCGAAGTCTGGCTTGCTAGAGTAACTTCTAATAGGGTTAATCCTAGCATTTCTAAAGTTTAAGCCCCTGAGGATAGGGACAACATCAAAGACTATCTTTTCGTAATCCACTGCTGAGACACGCCTCGTCTCACAGTTCTTAAGTGCATTCCCACCCATTATTGGTACCTCTAGGTTTGGTTGAATTTGGAGCGGGATAAGAGACTCGAGCTCTACCAACTGAGTTAATCCCGCATTGATTGAAACTAAGATTTGTTACGTATTGAAGTCCAACGGTCTTTAACATCCAGAAAAACCAACATAAACTTGTTAGTTAGTAATTCCACCCGTATCATTAGAATGTTAGTCACGTATATTATGGCCGGTACTAACGCCCAGTATATCAGGGAATACACTGACTTAGTTTCAAATACTATAGAACACGCCCCTAGAACTGCAGCTATACCCATTAACAATATAGGGAGTCTGATCAGGGCTAAACTCAGATTGTAAACCAGCCCATAGGTAGGGTTAGGGTTTTGTTCTATTAGTATAGCTATGTACGACGGGGTTAAGATGCTGATAAGTATCACCCCCCTATAACCTAGGTGATCCATAACCACGTGGAACACCGTATATCCCGCTAAGGTTATTAGGTATATACCAATAGCGAATACAGTAAAAAGTAAAGTCATGGCGACTTTAGAGGGTTTTATTGACGGCATATATTCTCACTTAAACTATTGGGGGGCCAGATAGGACTCGAACCTATATTGATCCAGTTACACGGCTACCGCTTAGAAGGCGGTTGTGATACTGACCCATACTCCAGGGTAGTTTAACCTTTAAGTAGCGCTATCTTACGACATTTAACCGTGAAGACCGGGATTCTACCGATCTCTCTATGAATGAACTTATCTTTACTGATGTCCCGATTCCTGGGACCTATCTTAATCAGATGTTGCACTTTCTTTTCAGCTTGTCGTTCTGCGTCACGGTGCTCCAACTCTTTACCAAACACCTTTGCTACCGCACGTCCGAACAATCCCATTTTATTCTTATGCATAAAAAACTCCCGTTGAGTTAAGTTAAGTTGCAGTGTTTACTGCACTTTTCTTATACCAATTAATGGGAGTTAAATTGAGCTAAAAAGAGGGTCCAGCCTCTTTATACTACCACCTACCGCTAGTCTTAACCAGCGAAGGTTTTAGTAAGAGTTCATCAGAGAAGACGATGGTTTTAATACCCCGCTCAGTGAAGTATTCCTCAGTCATACCCATACGAGTAAGGTAATGCTGTGGGAGAATAACTACGTCGTCACCAACCTTGTCGTACTTATCGAACACAAGCTTCATGTCGTTAATCATGTATTGTGGTACTACGTCGTCATCTGCTTGCATCTCTTCCACTTCTACAACTATATCCACGGGATCCAATGGATGTCCGTAAGCCATATCTACTGCACCCATAATGTTTCTATCCACCCACTCATCCATAGTGTCCCTTACGTAAGCTAGTCTGAAACTAAACCAGTCACGTATTGCCACATAGTATTGGGAAAGCGGCCACGCAGATGGCGTCTGCTTCATGATTATTCACTCCTTTCTCTAATTTATCTAATCCTAATATACACGCTGCTGCGGCCATACTGAATTTTTTGTCAAGTAGCCCTGACGAACTTGGATTATCGAACCCCCTAGTCTTTACTAGGGTTTTTACCAAGGCAGTTTTCCACTCTATAGATCTTACTAATAAAACGCTAGGATCACTTTGGTTACTGTTAATTTTACCACGATAGTGTAAGATACCCAGTATGGATCCGACTAAAATATTAATATCTTCTGCAACACTTGGAGAGGTTCCCCCGAAAGACACAAATCTTTCTAAAGTTACATAGTGAATGTCTTTACCCTCAGTGAAGGTGTTACATATGTAATCCGCACATGCTGACATGCTGGTAAAGGATGAAGTATCTAGAGTTTCTGCCTTAACCAATGAAAAGGTTTTATCCTCATTAATCCTAAGTAGGGATATCCCACAATTAGTTTTACCGGGATCTACCCCTAAACACATTTTTATCATATAATGTACCTATACTGTGATAAAAGGGGGACCTCATCAAATATGAAGAGGTATCACTTGGATAAGTGTAAGTCCCTACTTACTAGCCCCATTAATCCTATTCAACACTTGTAACCTCTCATGTGGCTCATATAGAGTCCACTCAGTTATTTCATCGCTTGTTCGCAGACAGCCCTCACATACTCCACCTCTCAACACACACCTACCTTGACAAGGAGAATCCTCCCTACCAAGTGATAATAGGTTTATAGGAGGCAGTTCCAGGTCTGGCCAGGCTATAGAATTAGCCGCATTTGCTGCTTCCACAGTCTGCGCACTTCTGGCATCCTTCGCTGTAGATAATGTTACTAGATTCGCATACCTCACACTTTTGACCCTCCGCTTTCTCACCATCTTTAATAAGGGTAGATAGGAACTTCTTAATTTGGAATAGGAAAGATCCCACAAAGATATCCTCCACCTGATCCAGGGTATGAACAATGTTCCTTATCAGAATACCATGTCTTAGACACATGCTTATAACTCTGGCTATCTTAGTGGCATTACTATCTGCCCCGCTCTTATCCATTGTTGCCTCAATGTGTCGTTCGGGAATACCCTTACGTCTAGCTAGCTCTACTAAGTGCTCCATAGCACCAGTAGTAGTTACACTCTTTTCATGGCTATTGGTGTGCACAAATAATGCGAAAGGTCTAGTCTGTTCCTCATTCCAGATAATCGTCAAGTACCACTTACGATCTTCTGCTTTAAGGATCTTCATAGTTGCAGGGGAGCTATCAGGCAACTTAACATCACTAAGGATTATCTCCTCATCAGTAGATTCAGCGTTAAGCTCATCTTTAGCAGCCAATACTGAGGTCATAGTTCCAGACCGGTAGGTAGTTACGCCCTTCACATAATTAGACTTATACGCATCTAAGTAGATGTCACCAAAGGATGTGAACGGATACTCATTAGGCACGTTAACCGTCTTGCTCATAGCGGAATCAATCCACTTAGCAAATCCGGTCAGGTCATTGACGTGGTCGTTTACTGACATACTAACAGTGGTAGCTGCCCAGTCTGCCGTAGGATCCCACTCACCAATACGCTTCATGAATCGGACTCCGTAGTCCTCACACAGAACCTCTTTAGTTAATCCGCGGTTCTTGTCTATCTTATAAACAATCCCATTAGGGTCAATACCACGGAGGATTTCCTCATCACCCTCTTTTGCAAGTTTGAACATCTCTGTCTCAAACCACTCCCCCTCAAACCACCTAGGGGTTACTTTAGATATGTGATCTGGCATAGCGTTAACTATAACAGTGCGGATATACTCATGCATGAAAACCGGCTCTAAACCTCCGGACACTACGTTTGCAAATATGGAAGTGTTTCCAGTAGGCTGTATAGACAGTAGAGAGCTGTTGCGGATACCAGTCTTTCCCATTCTATCCAATACTGATTGAGGTAGTCCTAGACTCTTAACAAAAGCCCCGGCTACGTGTTTCTCAGGTTGACATAATGGGAACATGCCTTTTTCTTCTGCAAGGGTTACGGAATACGTGTAGGAGGTTTGGGCTATAGTCCTCATAAGGTCTTCACGAATAGTGTTTGCTTTTTCAGACCCCAGTCTCGTCTTGAGCATATACAATGCTGAGCCCCACCCAAGAATACCAACCCCAATGCGTCTTTTGTTGCGCATGGAGAACTCGTACTCAGGTAATGGAGCCTTAGATAAATCACTTACGTTATCTAAGAATCTTACCAGGTATTCAGTGTACATCTTTACTTTTTCCAGATCAAAACCAGTTCTTGTGTTGTTCAAGAAGTGTACAAGGTTTAGTGAACCCAAGTTACATACGTTGCCTGGGGACAATGTTTGCTCTCCGCAAGGATTCGTAGCAAATATGGTTTCTAGGTAATTCAAAGGGCCATAGTAATTAGCACGGTCAAGGAACAATATACCAGGTTCCGCCCTATTGTAGGTGGACTCCATGATCAGGTTCCACAACCACTTTACAGAAACCGTGTTATGGATAACCACAGGATATCCTTTAGATTTCCACAGGCCTATATCCCCGTTCCACTCTTGTTTATACTTTTCAAAAGTAGTTTCAGGGAACATTAAGTCCCACTTATCTAATTCCTGGATTTCTGCTGCACTATCGTTTACGCTAGATTCAAGTTCAGAAATACGTACCACTCTATCCATGAACTCATCCGTACAATTAACGGAGATATTAAACTTAGACAGGCGGCCGGGTTGCTGTTTAGCAGTAATGAATTCTACAAGGTCAGGGTGCCAGCAGTCTAAAACTCCCATCATTGCGCCTTTACGGATCTTACCCTTAGCTCTTTTATTTGAAGATTTCTTACCAGACCCAGAGGTGATGATATCGGAAGCCCTATCAAACAGCTCCATGTACTTAACTGCCCCGGGGGACTCAACTCCAATACCATGAATGAAGGATCCTCTAGGACGTATGTAGCTAAAGTTCTCCCCCCAGCCACCCTCTGATTTAAGGGTGTTAGCCTGATCATTCAGAGTCTTCATTATGTTGTTAAGGGAGTCAATATCGTGTGAGGCCCTTGGAGCAACATAACAATTCATAAGAGTAGTAGACTTCCACTCAGTTCCCGCGTTAGCATAAATGCGTCCGCCAGAAGTGGCTTTGAATCCACTAAGTAGGTCGTAGAACTTATCCGTCCACTCCCTCTGTAAATCTGATGTTTTTTCCATTGATGCGACGGCGGTGGCTACTCGCAACATCGTATCATTTACATCTTTATCGTTGTGGTCTTTATAAGTAGAGGCCCAGATTTCTTCTGAGAATCCGTCTTCAAAAACTGTTTGTGAAGTTGATTGTACTGCCTGAGTTGTATCTCGTTGTTCTATTATCATTTCCATCTCGTTATTATTATGTGGGTACTTCTACTACCAAAAACATACCAGAATTTTTCAGTGAACTGTTATGTTAATACAAATTTATCTAAAAAACAAGGTTTTAAAATCCAATGAAATCAACAGGATGCGTGTAACATCCTGTTGACATTGAAGAAAATATTTAGCTAATTACGATTGTTCCAGAATCGTTAGTTGCTTCTACTTCTGCTGACTCACCCTCTTCGTTCACTGGAGTAGCGTTGAAATCCGGGTTTGAAGCCCAAAGCCATTTACCAGCCGTACGTTGAGTTTTGTCCAAAGTTTCCGAAGGACAACTACTTCTCATGATAATGTTACATGAATCTACACGTGAATCCCTACAGTAACACATGCGGGTTCTAATCCAGCGAGGCCTGCCGTATCTATCCTCGACAGGATTTGAAGGGGCGTTGAGTTCCTTCTTTGACATAACAGGGTTAACCATTATTATCTCTTGATCAATCTCATCTACGCCTTCTACTATGCGGTCGATGAATTCTGCAGTTTCTTCAGACATGCGTACTCCTGGTTAAGTTAAAAATCTAATGCCTTTTCTCATCATGCCTTATGCACATCTCGAGCACGGCCCGGACAACCCCTAGGTTGGTAGGGACGTTCTCAGCTGATGTGCGCAATCCAAGTATAGAGTAGCTCTATACGACGTGCGTACACGTACAAAATACAAAAGGTGAAACTTTGAAACTTGTGTGTATACTGATTTCCGATAGGAAATTGGTTTAGCTCTTCGAAGCTTATCAATAGTATAAGTACTAATAGATCTCGAGCTCGCTCTCCACCTGCTGCTACCAATGACGAAGGAAATTGGTAGTGCTTTGATGAAGAGTGGTAACCGTAAAGTGTAACACTTCACTCACCACCGATACCTTTAACACCACTAGTCGAAACTATGGGCCTTAGATAAGTGGATATATACTATACTCACAAATTTCTTATACCGCAAATATTCGTATTATTGAGATGGTTGCAACGGGTGTCTATGATTGAAATCACCCTTGGCCTCATGTTTCTGGTAAAAGTCAATCATCTTTGAAATGACCTTCTCTCCGTCAAAGACCCGACGTAGTAAGGACTGAGAAGCACCCTTGTGCCCACGCTCTTCGATGAATGAGCAGTATTGACTCAGGTAGTCAAAGCACTCCGGTCGTAAAATTTCTCCAGTGTCTCCATCTACTAGACACTTCTCTTTTAAGTTCACATGAATCATGTTATCTCCTTTCAGTTAGTTTTAGTGTTACCTAGTCAAACCCCTGAGTAAACAAGGGCCTGACGAAGTGCACTTACTGTTACAAACGTGGATCCAGACCTTTTTCCTTACCCAGCTCAGCAATCATCTTAACCATGAGTTCGGTTCTACGTTCACCTTTGTCGCTCAGCAAAGCCAAGGTCAATTCGTGCTCCTTGATAGAAGTACGCATTTTACCATTAGTTTTTTTCTGTTCGCAAAGCTTATCGTAACGTAGCCAAAAATCATAACCGTAGACAATTGTGAGGTAGGATTTGTTCCGAACCTTCATGTACGGTGCAACTTCCGGCTTGTAGTAACGAGGCTTAACTACGATGCCCTCCATACCTTCGGCTGTAGTCTTCTTATTGAAGAACTCCTGAGCTTCCAGCAAACCTACTGCAGTGTTTACAACGATAAACTCATCGTCAGAGACCTTGCTGTAAGCCTCATCTGCACTCATGGTTGTAACCTGCTCCACCCCATCAATACTAAGTATTGAGAATGGTTTAGCGTGAGGCTCCCCAACTTCCCCATACAACGCCAACTGTTGAAAGAAGACATTGAGGAACTCTTGACGTTCATCCAGTTTCAACTCTTTATGCAACGTGAGTTTAGCTAGCTCTTCATCATGATCCAAATCAGTCAGCTCATTGAGAACCAGATCACCGTAAGCCTGAAAGTCTCTATTAATGAGACCAGCACCCAGTAGAGACCAAGGCATCAGCTCACAGTCTAGGATCAACTCGCTTTTCCAGAAGTCTAGTTTAACGAATTTATCGAAGGCGTCACTGATCAGCTTCTGAATACCATCCTGGTGAACTACATACCCATTACGAGACACAGCGAAAGACTTCTCAGGAGTATCACGATACAGATAGAGTTGGCCACGAGAGCCCATGTACTTAGGCTCAATGACAACCTCCTCAACACCGTAGTCCTTGAAGTACTTCAATGCCTCTTCTAGGGACTCGATGTCATCCTTGGTAGAACGAGCCGGAGCCATTGTACCAGACACGTACTGCACTCGTGAGTTTTCCAACCTGCGCAGAGTCTTCAAGTCGTCATCCGACAAGTCATACTGTTTCAAACTGAACTCTTGTTCCACTTTGATCGGAGTTACTGCATCGGTACGAAGAGCCTTTTCCTCGTACTCAAACAGTTTTTCACAATCAACTTGAATCAAACGGTCTTGTTCAGCCATGATCACCATTGCCGATAACTTACCTCCGTAGACGGCACCAGTATCCAGCATATACTTGTTCTTATAGTTGATCCGCTGAGAACAATGAGCTACATGGCCCATTATGTGCATAGGGTGGTTACCCTTAGCTTCAGTGAATAAGAACTCATAATGAGGGCGGGCATCATCAGCCATAAACCTACGCAAGTTACGTTGTTCACGTTGGGCGAAGTCTGACACCTTGCCGATGAACTCGTTCTTGCATGGTGCGTGAGTTACGTACACGGTTGGAGCGTTGATACGAGTTAGCTTCAAGTAAGGTACGGAACGTGCCCATATCTCTACCACCTTATCAGCGTACTCTTGGTTTTCCGGCTTGAGCAAGAATCCTAATGAACTGAAGGATTTAGCTTCTAAGTCCAAGTTGGGATCAATCTCACCGAGGATACGTTTCACAACGTAGTTCTCATGATTGGCACGCACTACTATGGCACCCCTGGCGTTTACCAGAGTCCACACCGTGTCAACTATCTCCTTAGTGAAACCACCTTTGTCCAAGTAGTCACCGATCAGTACTATACGCACATTGTCATGAGTATAGGTTGAGTCTACAATCCGTAACATATCCATCAGAGCGGTGTTATGTTCGTGGACGTCACCTACTATCACAAACGTATCATCACCCTCCAGAGTGTAGTTAGGTAACATGGCCAACCCGTTAGAATCAACGGTTACAACAAAGCCGCCTTCCACGTTAGGACTCTGATTGATACGATGACGCATACGATATACAGCGTCGTAGTCTTTAGAACGGGTAGATGGCATCACCTCAGTCTTGAATCGTTTTGCTTGAGCTGCAATAACAACACGATACTTGTGCTCACGGCCTTCCGGTATAGCGTCATAAAACTCAGAATGAGGCAGGTCAAACAGGACTAGTTGCACATGGTAACATGCATCCTTGGCAATCCTAGATACTTCATTGCGGAACCAAGGATCCAATCCCGTCGTGTCCACAATGACGTATGGAGTATTGACGGGGAAAGAGGTGAAGGCCTTTAACTCTGCGAACAGAAGTTGGAAAGCTTGCTCAGACAGTTCCTGCATCTCAGTAGTACAATAACTAGGGGTTTCCTTACCGGTAAGCACACTGCGGTAAGCATCACTAGTAAGAACAGAGACTGGACGCAGGCCTACCTTAATCTCATTAAACAGCTTCAGATATCCCTTCTCCAACTCAGCCGCCAAGTTCCAAGCGAATGTAGTCTTACCACAACGAGAAGGTCCAGCCAGAATGAACACCGTGTTTAATGGCGCTGAGATCTGAACTTGACTCTTTTTCAAAGCAACGGCGGTCATGCTATTACCTCCTTTTTCTTAAAATGTAACAGGATAGAGGAATGGATACCGTCTACGCTGTCACCAATTCCACGTAGGTCATCTGGGAGGATGCCATGCTGAGTCAGTACCTCACTGAACTTACTAGTACCGAGTTCCCACTTATGGTCGCTGTGACGAGAGCCTTCTTCTGAGATGTCATAGTTGACGTTGAAGTCCTTATTAGGAACGGTGATTACAATCTGGTTGTAGTCGGTTTTCAACAGGGCTCGAAGTAACGACATGGCTTGATCCAATTCCATGTGCTCAATCACTTCAGTGAGTAAGATATCCGCCCCTTCTAGCATATAAGCAGCCGTATCAACATATCCTGCATTGATCTCCTCACAGGTAACTACAACGTTTTCCAGCCCCCAACCTTTAGCTTTTCCAGTGCTGTCTTCTGCCACCACTGGATCAGCATCAAATGCATCTACCATGCCATACTTTTTAGCTAGGCGTTTGGAGAAGAACAACTCTCCACATCCAACGTCTACTAAACGCTCTCCACCTTTTAGTATCTCGGCCACTGCATCAAAGCGGTGTCTGCGAGTGTCACCATAATTCATCACAGTGCCGGCTAGTTGCATACTTTCACGATACGTGTTGAACGTATGCTTATCCGAGAACACGGTGCGGTTGAACAGGTAACGGATGAAGTACGGTGCATTGACACGGTTCAGCGCACGAATGTAGAACTCGATTGCAGAAGCGTTCATGTCAATGTAACACTCTTTATCGTACATAGCCTGAATGAGACAGAATACAACCATCACGTTCAGAATAGTCTGTACCGAGTTACCCTCGATATGTATGGTGTACATTTGTCCGGATAGAATCCCCATCTCGATTTTAGCCATGTTCACGAAGTGACGAGCACAAGCTGAAGCAATCTTAGGGTTTGAAACCTTGATTACTGTCTCAACGTAGCTAGTGAATTCCGGTGTATCAAACTCACTCTCTTTCTTGAGAGCTGAGGCTAATGCAGTAGTCACCATGCCTATTGGGAGATATGGGCTGCTGTACCTGGTTTTATCAAGGTATTCCCATTCGCTAAAACTTACAAAAGAGACTTCAGTGTCTGAATCCTTAAATAGGAGTTTGAACTCTGAATCATCTGCTTTATTAAACCAACCATATAGTTTTCCTTTACGAAGATCTCTTGTAAAAGGCTCCAGCGAGGTGCGGATGGTTGCTGGATTTTTGGACAAAATAAAAGACAACTTGGGGTTATTAGACCCTACTTTCAATATAGACATTGAAGTCTCCCTACGTTCGTTAAACTACTATGGTCACTTTGTGTTTCGCAGCTAACATCCTCATTGTGGCAAGGTCGGCCTCCCTATCTTTAGCA